ACTCTTACGATGTAACCACATAAATAAATCGTCATACCTTGCGTTGGTTGAAGTAAAGAAGTCTGTAGAAAAAGAAAGACCGTTAGGAGTTAGATAATCCGTCTCTATAGCCTCTACTATCTTTCTTACCCTTAAAGCGTATTTTAGTTGATTCCATCGTACCCCTCTGTGTACACTCGTACTTACAAACTCTATATTGTCTACTTCGCTTCCTATTGCCGTGTTTTCAGAAGAATCGTAATAGAGCCTTTGGGAGTGTGTAATTAAGGGTACTATAAGGTCTACTCCTGCTTGTGATGGGTCTAGGGTTAAACCTGCTTCTATATCACTTGCCGTATACTCGGTGTTAAATGTGCTTAAATCAAGGTTGTTTAGTTTGTCCTCTCCTATGATGTCTTTGAGTTGTATGCTATTCCCAAAGAAGGTAATTCTATATGCGTGTGCTTTGTTGTTTTTTAGGTTTACCCCGTCTAACTTAATCTTACCTTTTTTAAATAAGATGTGGTTTAGGTCTATGTGTGCTGCTACCTTTTTTCTTGCATCAAACCCGTCTACTATATCACTATTGTAGTAATGCTCAAATATCTTATTATTCTCCTTAGAAGCGGGTACGGTAAAAGACTGTGTAAAGTCCGTAAATATCTTGTCTACATCTTTAGCGTTTTTTAAGGTTTGGGTTATAGTTATCGTCTCGTCATCAAATAACTCTACCCTACTATCCCCTATGTATAATTGTACCTGTTGCATTATCTGATATTCTGTATTTGGTCAAAAGCAAAATCAAAGTCTATAGTATAAGCTACTAAAGAGTCGTTTAAGCGTGTTTTAAAGGTCTGTGAGGACGTTTTAGGTTTTGCAGGGTATAAAGTACCATCTAAAGTAATCCAGACCTTCTCGCTTAACATTAGTTCTTCTATCCAAGCGTTGTAGTCTTCGTTTACATATCCCGTACTTAGTTGTACGCTTCTTTTACCTTGTTTGTCGTATTGGTTGTATTGGTGTTTAGCTACATTGTAAGTAAGGGTACTAAAGTCTATTACGTTTGCTTTGTATTCTTCTCCCGTTACATTTACACTCTCTATAGTTTTACCTGTAAAGTATAAGTCTTGTAATGCACCCCACCGATTGTAAAAAGTAACCTTTACAGATTCGTGTTTAGTACAGTTTAAATCTTCTACGAGAATCGTATATCTTAAAGTAGGTGTACTTGGTAGAGCAGCATCTTGGTACAATTCTACTTTATCGTAAGATGTTCCTACACTTATATAATATATTTTATCTGAAGTATCAGTAGAAGTAGTTATAGCTGTTTCAGACTGCTCTACATTATTAGTATATAATTTATACCTCCATCCACTATTATTACCGTCTGTGTTATCTACGTTTACGGGTATGCGTATTACCTCATCGCTTGGTCTGTATATTGTAACTTCTGAAGTAGGTGTATCTACTCTATCTGTGATAAATACAGGAGTGTCTGTTGTGTAATTAATACCTTCATTAAATAAATTATACCCATCAAACGCTAAACTTAATAAAGAAGGACTCGTAGAAGCTAAACCGCCATTTAAAGCAATCGTTACTGCATTATTACTTGCATCCTTCGCTGTAGCAGATACATTGACCCATAATGGTTCATTATCATAAGTTCCATCAAACTCTGTAGTAATATAATCCCTAACTAATTCTGATACTTCAAAAGTTACGTTATCTCCTATAGCACTTTTTGTTAAAGTGTATAACACAGGAGCAGTTGCTAAACCTGTAGCAGAACCTGTAATCGCTTGTATTTCTATAGTTGCATTTGCTAAAGTATAAGTTGCATCCTCGTCTGTTACTTGAAAGTAATATGGACTTCTTATTTTTATTCTTGTACTCATTCTGTTGTGTATTGTAAAAATTCGTCTATGTCTAATGCAAAGGCTTGTATAACCTCTTCTGGTAAATTCATAAAGGCTTTCTCAAAAGGCTTAGTAAAAAACAACGTAGCTTTTATCCCTTTACGATAAACACTCGTTGCTATTGCATACTTTAAACTTTGTCTTGTTATAAATCTTCCTTTATCGTCTCGTATTCCTTTTATACCTTTCTTGATCACCCACTTGTCTAAACTCTTTGGAGGTATCATCTTAAACCTACCCGAATACTTGTAAGGACTTTGCCTACTCTCTGCGTATGTACTCTGACTTCCTTGTACCCCTTCGTCTATAAACTTACCGTACTCCATCATAAAGAACTCCATAAAAACCGAGTTAGGCATAACCTTTAAGTCATACCCTAAACTACCGTACAAGTCCCCTGTAGCGTTTATTTTATTCTTGGTAAGGTTCGTACGGGATTGTTGTACTACATACTTTCCAAACTTGTTTAGTTCTTCTTTAACGTTTTTTAACATACGTCTACATCGTTTTCTATTATAACCTCAAAGGTTATCACAACACCCGCTACTTGATTCTCAAACCTATCCGTAAAAGGTTCTATAGTTGCATCTCCTTCTACTTGGTACTTGTCTACAAATAGAGTTCCTATTCGCATCTTCTGGACTAACTTATTTACTACCGCTAGTTGGGTGTTTAAGACATCTTGTTCGTTGCTTCTCTCAAACCCATCGTCTTCGTCTTTGGTTACATCTACTAAATCCATAGCTATAACACTTACACTAAATCGTAAGACCTGTTCGTTACTTGTGATAGCGTTTAGTATTACGTGGCTTAAAGGATAGATAGTTTGTTTTTCTAAGTCTACCTGTGTAATATCCCCGAAAGTAACCTTATTAACGTCTATGTCTGATTCTAAGGTTTCTCGTATCTTCTCTAGTACTCTGTATAATCCGTTCATCTGTATTTTTTCTTTAGTTCTTGTGCTTCTATTTCTGACCGCTCTTTCTCAAAACTCAACAAAGTCAAACATTGATGTACTCCTAATGTAGTGATATGTTCAAATCGTCTAAGGTCTCCTTGAGCAAGTTGATATATTGATTGATACCAACCCCATTTTTCTCCGAATTGAGATACTGCACTATATTGCTCTCCTCCTCCTGCTCTAAATAGTCCGTCATAAGTCTGGATAAGTCTATCCCTAAACGGTAAAAAAAAAGCAAGGAAGATATAACTACATCTAAAGGCATATCCTTTAAGTGTTCCGCATCTACTACGTCATAGTCCACTATATTGTATCGTTCTCCGTATTTGTCTTTTATAGGTCTGTATAGTACCGACATCGCTCTGTGCATATTCTTCCAGTCCCCTAAGAACGTATCTAAGTCTATGTACTCTCCGAAACTAATATCATCAAGGTTAGGTATAAAACCGTATTCCTGTCCCCTTAAAGAGAACTTTCTTATAAGTTGAGGTTGTTGGTTTAGTAGTTCGTCTAAGTGGCTTATAATGGCTTTAACGTCCTTGATCCGCATAGACATCGCTTCGGTTAGTTTAACCCCACAGAATATCTCTAACATCTTCTGTGCTACAAATTGTTCGTCTGTTTGTTCTATCCTCAAGAACTTCTGATACTGCCCTAATGTAATCTCGTTTAGAGAATCAGGTACGTTTATTTCTAACTTCATATCTATATAACGAAATCTAAACCCGATTTTTAAAATAAAGGCAAAAAAAAGACTCCCCGAAGGGAGTCCTATCTGACCTAATAGGTCTTGACTAACTAAACAAAAAAATGAAAAATCACATATTGTTTGTTCTTTTGGAGAATAATAAGTCTTGTGCAGCTTCAAGACATTCTTCGTGCGATGCGTGTCTGTATACTACTACTTCGCTTTCGTCTTCTACTTGCCAATCTTCTCCTAATGATGGTCTGACGATAAACATTCTATTCGGGCGTACTTCTAATACCCATTCTTCTCGTCCTGTGTTGTCGTTTCTACTGATTCTTTCTAGTGCGTTTATTTTCATAATCTTTGTTTTATATATTAAATAAAAGGCGAATATTTCTATCCGCTAAATATTTTTTTATTTTTTTTTACCAGTTGTATCTAGATAAACTTCTGTCATACTCTAACACCTCTCCATTAAGACGTCTGTCAACTAACTCTACAAGTGTTCTAGCGTAATCGGTGTTACTATAAGAGTAGTCTTCGTCAGAGGAGTCCATACTTAAAAGAACATTTCTCCTACCTTCTTCATCTCTTTCCGAGTAAACCGACAAGTTTGTACCTTCATATGTTTTAGTTCCACCGCTAGTATAGTAAACTGAACCTTCTGACTTACCTCTTCTGACAGATTCTGTGTCCCAAGCGTCAGTGTTAACTTCTAACTCTTCCAACATTAAAGCTACACGCTTCAAGCTTGGCATTCTACCCTCGTAGTTAGACTTCTTTACTAGTGAGTCATATACTTTCTGTGATTTTACTGATAGTTTCATAATCTTTGTTTTTGTTTCTACGAATATAGAACTTATTAACAATATAAACCAAATTTATTTACAATTTTTTTTATTTTTTTTTATCTAACTGCATAGCTTCCGTAGTTCGGGTTCTTGAGTTGGTAGGTTATAGCGTACCTAGCTGCGTCTATTAAGTGGTCAAATCCGTTGTCCTTTGGTGTGTTGCTTCTTGTGTCTAACCAGACGTAGTTGTTTAGTTCTTTAATTAGGTTCTTGCTATTAGGGTCTACTATTAAATCGTAGTCTTGCATTATGGTTATCCCCTCTGCTACCGTTGTCTTTTTTATTCCCTTTATGTTGAGGTCTGATTTTAGTTCTGTAATAAGTCGCTTTTCAGCCGAGTCTGCTATAATTAAACTTCTACCTGCGTATTGCCTATTTAAAGCACGTATATCGCTAGTTGTTAGGTTGTACTTATAGAAACACTCCTTTAGGTATATAAGTTTGTTAGAAGTGTCTATAGATACCTCTACGAGCGTGGTAGGGTCTGTCATACCATAATCCTGTCCAAAGATGCTACTCATATGTGGTGCAAAGTCCCCTAGTGTCCAATTCTGGAATATAACACCTTCTGCTTTATTTAACCAACCCCCTAGCATAATGTGGTTATACCTTTCTGGTCTTCGTTCCTTCATTACGTTAGCCTGTTGTAGGAAAGAATCTGATAGGTGTTTTAGGTTGTCTTTATAAGTAGTGTGTATGTAAGTGGTGTCGTTCTTTGTTAGGTTGCTTCCCTCACTTACGCCTTTGTCCTCAAAGAATCTTCTGTACACAAAGTGTTCTTTAGTCGCAGGGTTCATTATCAGAAACACTCTATTGGGTAAGTATTTGTGTCTTATAGAAAGGTCTATCTTGTCAAATATACTTTCGTCTGTAAGTTCTTCTGCTTCGTCTAATACCCACGTAGAAACTCCTTGTAAGGATTTAAGATTAGCCGTCTGATCACCGCTACTTGTTTTGATTCCCCTAAATAATATCTTACTGCCAGATTGTAGGTTTACGATTTCGTCCTTTGTGATGTAGAACATACTTCTTAAATCAAGTAGGTCTATCTTTTCTAAGAACTCTGGTATAATAGAAATGTGAGCAGACTTTAAGGTATATCTCGTAAATAAGATTGTGTGTCCTTCCTCTAATGTCAAAAGAAGTATAAGGGTAGTGATGTTAAAACTCTTACCGCTACCCCTACCTCCCGTTATTATCGTATACCTTGATTCTGATTGTGGGACGAGTTTGTATTGGCTCTGTAACTCAATCAAACTTTACTAAGTCCTTAAAACTCAAATTAAGACCGCCAGATGTTACATCTATGCTTTCTTTAGGTTTACCATACCTGTAGTTAAAATAGAGTTGTATGGCTCTCATATCTCCGTTTAGACATTTATCTCGTAGAACCTTTATTACCTCATCTGATTCTATAATGTTGTCTAGTCGTTCTATAAGTTTGCCTTCTGCATCTTTAGGCTTTCTACCTGCCGTTTTATGTCCTCCGTTGTTTTTTCTGCCGTCCATTTAATTAGAATTATTATTAATCCTCATATCTATATAACGAAAAAAAAGTTACATTTTAACAATCCAGTAGCTTTTTCCTCTTTGCATCTTCATTACTAACTTCTCATATCCTATCTTATAGAACTGCGCTACTTCGGTAAGGTGCTTAAAGAATCTCTTCTCTTTGGTGGAGTAAAAGGTACATATTCCTTTGTGTCTGTCTCTTGCTTCTTCGTTGCCGTTCTCTAAGTAATCTAGCATATTATCTATGTACACCTTGAAGTGTTCGCTTTTTACTCTTTTTCTCCACTCCTTGTATTCTTGTATGGTGTTTTCTTTTAACTCTGGTGTCATATTGCGTGAGGTGTTTTACTAGAAACTTTAGTTCTCTTTCGTTTAATTTATTTAGGTTGTCTTTTGCGTACTTTAAGTATGTTAGCCTTATGCCGTGTTCTGTCAGATTGTCTATGATGTCGTTGAACTTTGGATTGTACTTTAGTCGTATCTCAAAGTCCCTTAATGCGTGTAACACCGTTGCGTGGTTCTTTTCTTGTCCATACCTACCACATATTTTTCCTATTCGCGAAAAACTATATCTAAAGTTTTCTCTTAGTATATAGTAAAATAACGCTCTACCGTCTACGTATTCTCTTTCTCTAGTGTTCTTAAATATGTTTATTCCTAGTGTCTCGTTTATTTTGTCTTTTATGTTGTCTTCTATCATAATATGTTTTTTATGTTTTGTGTTACCGCTTTTACTACGTCTACAGTTACTGCATTACCGCACATCTTATATCTCTGTGTATCTGATATTAAACCTTCTGATCCGTATTGTGTCCAATTATCTGGAAAGCCTTGTAGCCTTTCACACTCTATTGGCGTTAATCTTCTAATCCGACTTCCATTAAATAATTTAGTAATTCTAACATCTCCAGAGGTGCTTGTTATAGTTGGTGCTATTCCTTTAGCATCGTAAACTCTATTAGTTTGCTCATAAGTACTTTCCTTAATTTCAAAAGTCATAATACTCTGGTCAAACTCTGTAGTTTCTATATTCAATAAAGACTTGAGCTGCATCCAAACCTCTTTAGGAGGTATTGAGAAACTTTTGTCTGATCTGAACCAATGGTCAACTTGAGTTTTAGGAACATTGAGATGTTCGCTTATTTCCTTATTGGTTTTATTCTTACTCTTTTTTAGTAGTTTTTTGAGACTTTCTATATCTACTTCATACTTTCTAACACTAACCATCTCTGGTACATTATAAGCAATAACAGGTTGTCCACTACCATCTTCTCTTGCTCTTGCAGGAATAGTAGGAGCGTCTCCATCTTTAATTTCTCTAAAACCTTGACCATCTTTGTGTGTTCTCCAAGTACCAGAAAGCACCGCTTGATTACACGCTGTATCTAAAGTACTGGCTATTCCTTTTCCTACTCTGCCTCTTCTTGTTTTAGAACTCGGTACAGAATAGTTTATACTATCTCCCTCTTGTGCAACTTCATATCCTGTTGATGTGGCTGACTTTACTTTTATTTCTTTTGCATTGAGTTTACTTTCAACAAGATAAGTTCCTTGTCCTTGTCCTGCGTATCTTGCTGTAATGGTATTCGTTGATTGTCCTTGTAAGATGTTATTCTTTGTACTGCTTTCTCTGATAGGAAATACTTGTCCTCCACTTCCGTTTGCAATATATCCGACAAGGTAGATTCTCTCTCTATTTTGGGGTAAAAACCACTTTGTATTAAGCAGTTGCCATTCAAGTCTATAACCCCCAATGTTGGCAAAGGCTTGGATAATTGCCCAAAAGTCTGCGCCATTGTTTGAGGAGAAAGTTCCTTTAACATTTTCCCAGATAAAAAAACGTGGTCTACATTCTGTGATAAGCCGTATTGCTTCGGTAATAAGGGAACTTCGCTCTCCTCCCATCCCTTTACGTTTTCCAGCAAGACTAAAATCTTGGCAAGGACTTCCGAAAGTGATTGCGTCAATTCTTGGTAATTGTTCTCTCCGAACATCTGTAACTGATCCGACATATTTTGCTTCTTTAAAATTATTCTGATACACCTGTATAGCGTATTTATCTATTTCTGAAAAGTAAGACTCTACTTCAAACCCTGCTCTTTCAAGTCCTAAATGAAATCCTCCTATACCACTAAAAAGGTCTAGTAGTTTAATTTTCATAGCGTTCCTCTTATTACGTAATCTTCTAAACTCTCTCCTTGCTCAAAGAACTCGTTATAGGTTTCTACTGCGTGTTGTACTTTTTGTTCTCCAGAAAAATAAAACTCTTCTGATACATCAAAAATCCCTATATCTAACGTCCCTTTGTCTATTACTAAAAATCTAAAGTCTTTGTAGTCTTTCTTAAATAACTCACAATATATAAAGCATTGGCTATCGTACCCGTAGGCTTTAGCTTTGTAGGTTGGAAAGGCTTTTAGGTCTTGTGTGGTCTTTAAGTCCACTAGAGCGTTTCCTAGTACGTCTGCCTTTGCTCTAAACGGGTAAGCAAATATAAAATCTATTGCGGGTTTCTCAAACTCTGAACCAGATAATAAATCTACTGCGTAATGGTTTTTAAGTAGTGCATCTGCCATACGTTCTGCTTCGTTCTTTTCCTTAATCGTATACACCTCTCCTAGTTCTATCTTAGCATCCTTATACTTTTTAGAGTTCTTGCTCTGTACGTCTACGAAATTCAGTTGCTCAAACTTTTGGGTCTCAAGTATTGCCATATGAAACAATCTACCATTTCTTAGTGCTTGGGTTTCTCCGTTGCCGTACTCTGTTACATACCTGTACTTTTTAGGAGATTCGTTTAGTAGTTTAACCGATGAAGAACTTAGTGCAGCTTTTCCTAAATAGCCGTAGTAAAATGTATCATCGTACATCTTTTGTAGGAGTTCTTCTTTGTCCCACGTTTTGTAATCTAATAGTGTCATATTCTTTGTTCTAGTGCGTGTATATCTTTTGTTAGTATTTCTATTTCTTCGTGTAGTTTGCTTTGGCTTTCTTCTGCTTTTTCCTGTAACGCTCTAGCCTTTAGTAAATCACTCTCTAGCTGATTGATGATATACTGATACGTAAAAGCATTAGACCGTAGTCGCTCGGTGTAGATGTGTATCTCACAAAACCACCCTAATAATTTAGCTACGGCTTCTGTAGGTTTACGTTTTAGTTGTTCGTTAAGTAAGGTGGAGACTTTATCTATATTGTCTGTGTATATCGCCCACTCTTTGTCTTCTTGTTTGAGTTGTTTAGTAACTCGTGTCTGTAGTTCTGTTGGTTCTACCATAATCTTTGTTTTAATAATAATGCAATATACATTTTATTAACAAAACATAGAAGAACTATAAACTTTTTTTAAGTACTACTACGTGAGTGAACCTTTTTTTAGGTCTTCTATATCTACGTTGTAGTTTATTCTGATAGCTTGACTTTCTTCTAAGTAGTAAATCTCTTTGTCTGTTTTGTTCTGATTCCACATCGTAGTTTGTGGGCATCTCTGTATGGTAAGGTCTGGTAGAGTGAGGTCGTTTAGATGATACAGATAATTTCCTTTTGGGTCGGCTACAAAGTATAATCGTACTCCATCAAATTCCGAAAGACAATCGTACTTCTTTTTCTCTAGCATTTTAGTCTCGTAGTACTTTGTTCTAAACTTCATCTCTATCACACAGTCCTTGCCTTTTATGGTTTTACCTATGCCATCGTAACAAAGGTTCTGATCACCTATCCATTTTATATCATATCCCATTACGTTCATTACGCCTATTACGGCTTTTTCTAGGTTATCCCACTTGTTCATATAAATCGGTTAGGTTTTTTATCCATCGGTTAATTTGTTTCTTGTTACAACTACAGGGTACTTGCTTTGGGTGGTTAAAGTACTTTGCGTGTAAATCAGATACAACGTTTAACTGTTGGTAGGTTATGTTCTCTTGTCCTATTATTGGTTTAAATAGTTCTCTATCGTTTTCGCTCATTACAAGTTAAATTATTCAACCAGACTTCTCGTTCGTAGCACCCGCAGGATTCTTTTCCAAACTTACGGGCAATCCATAAGGCTACAGTATACGCATTACCAAAAGTTATCAGTTCGGTAATAGCGTGTACCATAGTCCCTAGTTTAATGTAACATCCTAATCTCATAATAAAATCAGAACTAAAAATATTATTGCATAACCTAATATACACCCCGCACAAATAGCTGCGGATAGTTCTATAGGTAGTTTTTTACTTGGAGTTATTTTTGCTCCTGTTACTAATTCTTCTGCTTCTTCAAATTGTATTTGTTTCATATTATCTCTTTTAAAATTGCTTTTACTTTTTTGTATGTGTTGTAAAGAGAGTAGTAGCTGATATTTGTTTTTCTTGATAGTTGGCTTATACTCTCTCCGCTTTCTATAATCTCAAAAACTTTCTGATCATACCAATACAATCCCTGTAAGGTCTTTAGGATGCGTTCGTAGTTCTTTAGATACTGTACCTCTATTTCGTTTTGTGGGTCGTTAAAGTCGCTTAGTTCTACTAAAATGTACTTGGCTTCTTTTCGCTTTAAATCTAAAAAGATACTCGTCAGAACCTTAAAGACATAAAAGTAGTTTATCTCTCCGTCCTTAGTAATATCCTTACCTTGATTTATTACCTTACCAAGTTTAACATACATCTCGCCTACAATGTCCTGTGCCGTCCAAAGGTTACAACCAAAAGACTGTACAATACCTATCCATTGATGGTGCTTTTTGTATGCTAATTCTAATCCGTCCACGTTGTAATCAAAATTGCAAATATGCCTAATAAGATTTGATGTCTATGCCATTCGTCTTCTACGTCTTCTTGGCTTGGATGATAATAAAGGTAACCTACCGAAAATCCGTACAAAGGAACAAACTGTATGTCATACCCTCTATTTCCGTTCTGTATTGTCATATTTTAAGTTTTTGCTATCTATGGTAAACCCTGTTCTATTCGGCATACTTCTTAATCGTATAGGGTCATCTAAGGTTGTTGGTTTTCCTCCTGTGTCTACGTCTTTTATCTTTCTTACGTGTATGTCTGTGTATACCCAGTCTTCTTTGTGTTGGGTGTACCTGTGTACCGTTAAGAAATCATCTGCCCTATTTCCGAACTTACCGCCCGATTCTACATCTGCCATAGATGGTGGTATAGGGTGTCCTGCGTAATTATGTCCTTCTGGGTGTTTCTTTCTTAGTGCTTCCGTAACTGCGTGGGTGTTTAACCATATCGCTACATTAAATACCTTACTAAACAATCGCATCTCTGTGGTGGCTTGGTAGTCGTATTCGTGTGCGTTATTGGTCTTTTTGATCAGAGAGTTGTAAGGGTCTATTAAAAACCCGTCAAACTGCCATTCTTTATATATCCCTTTAGCTTCGGTCAAGAGTTCTTTATAAGTGTATAGTTTATTGGTGTCTATAATCTTAAATCGGTTAGAAAAGGAGTCCGTAAATAGTTTTATATCTTTTTCGGGTATGCTCATCAAAGGTAATCCCGTATGGAACTCTATTATCTTTCGCATTATGGACGGAGATGTATTCTCTGAAGAATATATAAGCCACTTTAACTTATGCTTCCGTCCGTATAAGTACATCAAATAAAGAACCAAGTGCGTTTTACCTACGTTTGCGTGTCCCGTAATCACCGTAAAACCTCTTTTAAATCTAAAATAATCATCTACTTCCGTTACTCCTATTCCTAAACCTTCTTCTATTTCCCCTCGTTTTACCTTTACCAGATAATCCGATAGTTTGTCTTTGTTTACTAGCATTTAAAACGGTAAATCGTCTTCTTTTTCTTTTACCAAACTAGATATACTCCAAGCCTCTATAGAATTAAAGTACCTAGTTTCTCCTTTTGGGTTTGTCCATTCTTTACCTCTTAGGTTGATCGCTATTGTAACTAAGTCTCCTACCTTATTATTTTGAGTTTTGTCTACGTTCTTTTGTGTAAACTCTACCAACAAAGTTTGAGGGTATTTGTCCTCTGTTACAATTACTACTTCTCGCTTTTGGAAGTTACCATAGGTTTGTACCTGTCCGATTGATTTAATGTTTCCTGTTATTTCCATTATCCTTGATTTACATAGTTTACAAATTGTCTAGCCGTTTCTATAACGGTGTCTTCATCCACATCGTTTTTAGCGTGGAAGTCTATAGCTGCCTTTAACATACTCTGCCTAATAATATAGGTTTGTACATCATCTGCCTTTTTAGGTTGAGATAGCCTAGCGCGATAATCCCCTATTAGTTCGTACTCAATAGGTTCGCCTACTTTCTTTTTAAAATCTCCTACGGCTAGAAAATACTTCTTGTCTCCGTTTTCCATACCTACGTAGTACTGATTATATTGTCTTCCGTTTGCTTCCCGTTCGCCTTTTGGCATTACGAACTTTACTTTACTCGTTTTCATTGTTTTCTAAATTAAATTGATAAATTTCTAGGTCTAATTCCCAGAGTTGTTCTTTGTCCATATTAATAACTTTACCCTCAAATATAAAC